CCCATCTTCACCCCACGCCTTAAGCTCCATGCCAACGATGACAGTATCACCATCACGCCTGGAGTCAAAGATTCGACTATCCCACTGGTAATCGAATGCCTCGTTGAGAATATCAATGACCGTAGCGGGGGTAACGTAATCAAAAGTCAGGCCGCCGCCGCCAGGTCGCTGCTTAATCTTCTCCGGAGGCAGTCTCCGAGTAATAACTTCTCTCGCTTGCTGTGAAAGACCCATCTTTAATTCTCCGTATCTGGTAGGGTAATAACTTCTTCCTTTTCGGGAGCTTTATAAACCTCACCATTTGGCAAGGCCATGTTCTCCCGAGGAAAAATCGTAGTCTTTGCTATTCTATCAGTAACTTTCAACTGGTTAGCCAACATAAACTTGTTGACCTGTGGATCATTTAGTAGACAGAGGGCCACAGCAATTATGTACCAGTTGCTACTGGCTCCGCCCACCGTAATCTCTCCAATCCCCTCAAACTCCACTATCTTGACGGCGTCTACGGGGTTTTCTGCTCTAAGCTCACTCATGAAATTCTCCTTACATGTTAATTATAAGATAGGGGACGATTATAGTCAAGCCATGAACAGCCTTAATCGGTGCTCATACCAATCTTCCAGAATGTTAGAGCTGCTGTGAACCTTAGAATCTCCCACACCAGTCACCAATTCGATGCCATTCTCAACACAGATATCCCGCTCAGGGATGTTCGATTCGTTCCTATCCCCACCCTTAGTAAACACATCCGGTTTAATGGCCTCGAGGGCCGGGCTCACGGACAGATCGCCTTCGATCTCGAAAGCCACTACATAGTCTACGCCACGAATGGCGGAAACAATTTCACAGCGGGTTGCCAAATCCATGAGGCGGCGTCCCTTCTTATGGTTAAGGAACCAGTCCCCATTAACAACCACGGCCAGGACGTCGCCCTGGGTCTTGGAGTCTACGATACAAGAGATGTGTCCAGGATGGAGGGGGTCAAAACCTCCTGAGGTAATAACCAAACTCCCTTCCAAGCTGTCTCTAATCTCTGCAAATTCTTCTAATGTCATAATAGGTGCAAATTCAATTCTTTCCATTCTCATACCTCTCAAATGCGGCCACTACGTCTACGACGGTTTGGCTACGCACAATGTCTTCCTTGCCAAACCTGATCAAGGCAATGTTATCTACATCCTTTAGGATGTCCATTAAAATAGGAAGTCCAGAATTGGACAGGTCCGATTGCGTAGAATCGCCATTCAGAACGAGCTTACAATCCTCACCTATTCTAGTCATAACCATCTTCAATTGTTCAAGTGTGGCATTTTGCGCTTCATCTACTATGATGAACGCGTTGCTAAAAGTTCTACCTCTCATATAAGCAAGGGGGGCAATCTCTAAGTAGCCCCGCTCCAACTTTTGTTTTGTATCATCAATCCCAATGATGTCGTAAAAACTATCATAGATGGGCCTCATATAAGGATCCATCTTGTCGTCTAGCTGTCCGGGAAGGAAGCCCAGCTTTTCGCCTGCCTCTACAGCAGGCCGGGTGATAATAATCCTTTCGGCTTTGGTCTCCTTCTTCGTCCAGTGGTGGCAGGCAGCCTCATAAACTGCCAAATAAGTCTTTCCACTTCCGGCGGGGCCACAACTAATAGTAACAACATTGTTCTCAATGGCTTCCAAATATTCTTGCTGACGTATATTGCGAGGTAACACCTGCTTTAATGAACGGTAATCTCTTTGTCCTACAGGTTTATTTGACTGATCCGGCCGCGGGGCCTTGGTCTTGCTAGTTTTTTTAGGCATTAAGGTCTCACTCTCCTTGTTATAGATTACTATGAGGCCTAATACTACGATGCTTTGGCTGAAAATTCTTCAAATACCAACCCAAAAATATAACGGTACATGGGGGTATCATAGACTTGATGAGTCCCACATGGGCATTTTAGTTCAGCCGTTATTCTCTTTTTCTTAGAGTGTTTGTGCTTATCGCACAGGCCCTTACTCCACACAGAGTAAAGGGCACTATAAGCCACGGGCGTTGAACGATCGCACCCTTCGCATCGCAAAACTATATACATCGTTTCCTCCTGTGCTACCCAGACCATTCGGCCTGGGCAGCGGGGGCTACGGCGTACAACGCGCCGCTTCCACCAGTGAGTTTTAGGTTCTCACAAACCCGGGGTGCTCAGAGCAACCCCCGACCAGGGCAAGTTTATGGTCATTCCAGGACCAAGATCTCCCCAACACCCGAGAGTTTTCTCTCGAGCGAGTTCCTACTCTTCTACTACATCATCAGTCGCTAATAGCAACTGCATAAATATTTCTAGCTCGTCAAATTTTTCTTCTCTCCGCAACCTTTCAATGGTCTCGGCGTCTTCATCAGAAAGTTCAATAACGCTACTGAAAGTAATCTCGTCCAGTCCTTCTGCTCCCTCTTTAACACGAGTGTTTACAAGATGACTAAACATCTTACCACTAAGAGAAAATGTTTCAGAGCAACGCGGACAAAATCCACTTAATTCAATTTCGCCAATGTCTTCTACTTTCTCTTCTTGTTGAATCCTAACAAAGAAATTGACGACGGGGTCTAAATCCAATTTGCATCCTTTACAAGGGAAGTTTGCCATATCATTATCCCCCTTTATCATTATAATTATATGATATTTCTATGCTTTTGTCCAGTATTATTTTCTAAACCCTAATCACCGGGACGGGGCGCTTCAACATTAACCCATGCTCTCCCTCTTCCACGTCAATCAAGGGATCGCACACCAAACCATAAACTCGACCAGGCAGAACGAGACCATCAAACCATTCCGATGGTAAGAAACCACCTTTCACAACTTCCTCCGCCTCTTCCCGGGCCAAAAATACTATCCCGCCCTTAGCTTTCCTGGGGTCTGGCTCTTCATCCAAATAAGGCTCGTAAGCTTCGGGATTACCTACCGTATAAGCTTTGGGCTGCATTTTAATCTCCCTGCTCCTCCTCTGATGGAACTATGAAAGCATCAAATTGCTCTAGAAATTTCTCCTCGGTCCAGTCCTTAAAAGTAATCCATTTTTCCTCACCGAACCAAACCGCAAAGGTGTTCTGCTCGGGCAAGTAAGCCGTTACAACTCCGGTCTCTTCGGGTTCAAGAAATTCTAAATTGCCTTTATGGGATGCCAACCCTTTATAGATCGCAGGGACACCGTGTCTGCCCACTAGCGCATACTTTGTTAGTCCCTGTTCTTGCATTTGTTTCTTGGCTTCCTTAACCCCGTCCTCTATCATTTCCTGAAGGCCGGGGATAGAAGAGATTAGGACATCGACGTCCCCCTGATCTTCCAAGTCGGCCGGCACTCCGAGTAGTAGCTCCAGCCAAATGCCGTCTGCGGGCTGTAAAAGGACTCGCCTAATTCTCTCGTTCATTTTAATTCTCCTTGTGGTCCATTCTGTTCCCAGGAGGACCAACCCCGGCTTACCTATTAGGCAGCGATCGCCTTGGCCTCTACGCGAGGGCTTCGACAGCGAAGTTCCTTAGCATGAAGTGCCTTGGCATATGCAACCACAGAGTTGCCAATTATGTTGTTTGACGCTGTTTTACATCGCCTCGTCAACGATGGGCTGCGTCCCTATACGTAATCAACACGTCGAAGCCGGTCGGGCCCGTATAAGAGTTATCATGTATTTACACAGTGCCCGAAAATCCCACTCTGAATTGGGGTTTTCTATACACCGCTCTAATACCACAATAAGTTCTTCATCGGACAGTTCTTCATCAGACATCTTAACCTCGTGGACCCGGCGGGAATCGAACCCGCGTCCGCCCTGACCCGACATAGAGCCGGGTTACAGCCATACTAAAATAATAACCCATACTCCCCTAAAAGTCAATAGGGGCAAAATATTAATGCCAGTCTATCCCCCAAAGGAATAGTCTGACCGTGCGTTTTGGAAAGTGTAGGTACACTCCCTTCCAAAACCTGTGGATACTAAAGAAAACCACTGGCCTATCGTTGTACTGAATCAATAGTTCCATTTAAACGTCG